CAGAGGCCATTTAAGGCGGTTAAAAACGGGCAAAACTTGTTGGGTTAAAGCACACAAAGTTGGAGACGTAACCAAAGGCACTGTGTTTCACGACTATGTTATTAACGACATCCGAGCAAGGGGACAAGCATGAGCGCAGTTGAGAACTTCATCAACAGGCTCGACAAGGTGAAGGGTCGCAATGGGTCTTGGACGGCGTGCTGTCCTGCCCACGAAGACAAGTCACCATCGCTGTCTGTGCGCGAAGGAGAAGACGGTCGCGTGCTGGTGCATTGCTTTGGTGGCTGTTCAGTTGACCAGATTGTGGGCGCGGTTGGGATGGACATGAATGACCTGTTCCCACCCAAGCGTGAATGGTCACAGCAGACCACAACCGTTAAGGCTATGAAGCCAAGGTTCTACGCCAGCGACCTGATGCGAATTGTTTCGTTTGAGGCGTTGGTGGTGATGATTGCGGCGAGCGACTTGTCTAAGGGCAAAAAGTTGAACGACCGTGACATGGAGCGAATGAAATTGTCTTGTGAGCGAATTCAAGAAGTAGCGAGGTATTGCGATGTCTAATGTTTCGATGATTGAACAGCGTGCAAAAGAGTTGGATGAAGAGCGGCGCATCCGCATCATCAAGTCCGAAGAGGTTGATTTTGAAAAGTATCTGCACAGCACCGACCTGACGCAGAAGGTTCGCGATGCGCAGGCGATGCTGGAAGAGGTGCGTGAAGAGTTTTTGAACCCACAGCAAGAGGTTGCCCAGTCAATGCCTTGGAACAAAACCAAGGAAGGTTTTGCCTTTCGCGCTGGTGAAGTGACTTTGTACGCTGGCGGTAACGGTGGCGGCAAGTCGATGATTACAGGGCAGATTGCGCTGAACCTCATCAAGCAAAAGCAGAAGGTGATGATTGCATCCTTCGAGATGAAACCCAAGCGCACCTTGACCCGTATGCTTCGCCAGTTCGCTGGTGAGAACATCTACCTGCCGCGCTACGTCAGCACACAGCGATACATGAACGACATCATCGACCGCCTGCAATTGTTTTGCTACGACCACCTGTGGCTGTACGACCAGCAAGGTACGGTGACCGCCCAGCAGGTGATTGCAGTGTCACGTTACAGCGCGATGGAGTTGGGTGTTCAGCACATCTTCATTGACAGCCTGATGAAGTGCGTGGCTGGCGAGGATGACTACAACGCTCAGAAGGCATTCGTTGATGAGTTGACTGCGCTGGCGCGTGACCACAACGTCCACATTCATTTGATTCACCACATCCGCAAGTTGGCAAGCGAAGAGGTGCAACCCAACAAGAACGACATCAAAGGCTCTGGCGCAATCAGCGACCAAGTTGACAACGTGTTGATGGTGTGGCGCAACAAGAAAAAAGAACACCAGTCACAGAACGGAACCGCTGACCACTTGACACCAGACGCTATGCTGATGTGCGAGAAGCAACGCAACGGCGAAGCAGAGGATTGGTATTCGCTTTGGTATCACAAAGACTCTCAGCAGTTCATCGAATCGCACGATTCATTTCCGATGGCGTTTGATGAGAAGGGGCGCTTTTGAGAGAACGAGACAAGGTTTGGGTAGAGGGCGAAGGTGATGATGAGCATCGTCACCGTTGCTTAGTTCGATGGGTTATACAAACACGGTTGAAAGACCGAGATAAGGCAATGAAATGGTTATACGAGTGGCAGAAGAAACACGAAGGCTCAGTGCTTCAACGCGACGTCTTAGAGCAGTGGTCAAAGGGAAATCGGGGATTATCAGGAGACTGGCGATGAAGGGTATTTTTTACACCACGCTGTGGATTATTTTGGTTGTCAACCTTGTGTTGGCAAGCATCACGTTTTGGCGCTGGGTTTGGCAGGTGATGAAATGATTGACATCACGTTGCCTTGGCCTCCCACGGTCAACACCTACTGGCGGCAATATCAAGGGCGCGTCCTCATCAGTGCAAAGGGGCGCGAGTACCGCAAGGCGGTCGCTGACCAAGTGCTGATACAGCGTGCCGCCAAACACATCGACTACGCCATGCGTGTTGAGATTCAAGCGTTCCGACCAGACCGCCGTCGCCGTGACTTGGACAACCTGCTCAAGGCTATTCTTGACTCGCTCACTCACGCAGGCGTGATGAAGGACGATGCATTGATTGAGGACTTGCGCATTTATTGGGCTGATGAAGTTGGCGGCATGGTCAAAGTCAAAATTGAGGGAATTTTATGAAACAGGAACCACAACTGCTTGACATCTTTGCAATGCTTGCACTGATTGGCATTTTGGGTAAAGCAACAAAGTCAGCCAAGCCTGATGAGATTGCCTTTGCGGCGTATGAGCAAGCGCACGCAATGCTGGAGGAGCGCTCACATCACATTGAGGACAGCGAATGACAAACCAAATGGATTTTTTTAGCGATGAACGTGACTTTCTTGCAGAGTTGCGTCGCAATTGGACAAAAGCGATTGAAGGCGATGGCGGACACTGCCCTTGCTGTGACAAGTGGGGCAAGATTAACAACTACAACCTGAACGAAACGATGGCGGCAACGCTCAAGTGGATGTCGGTTGCAGGAACTGACGGCGACGGGTACATCGACATGGGTGCGCGAGCGCCACGGTGGGCGGTGCGAGGCAAGAACTACGCGACGATGAAGTTCTGGGGCTTTGTGGAACCAGCACCAAAAGCAAAAGAAAAAAAGATGAGTGGCATCGTGACAAAGACAAGTGGGTTGTGGCGCGTGACTGACAAGGGTCGCGCATTTATCAATGACGGGCTTACCGTGCCAGTCAAAGCGTTTGTGTATGACGATAGGTTCTTTGGGTGGGGCGACAAGTTGACCACCTTTAAGCAGTGCTTTGGTCGCAAGTTCAATTACGAAGATGTGATGGCGACCAACTTTAATTGGTTCACTATGAGGAGAGACTGATGGAAATGTTTTGGAACGTAGCAATGATATTTTTTGCACTGTCTGGCGCGATTGGCTGGCTGGCAGTGATTTTTTTGTCTTGGTATTACTGGATGTGTAGTCGTCCACCACAGGAGAAGTTATGAGCGAAGAACGAGACCCACACAAGGCAGTTGATTACATCTTGAAGAACGCCGCGCTGTTTGCAAAAGCGAAGGCAGAGCGTACTTACATCGAACATTTTCGCAAGAGCCTGAAGGGCATCCTGATGAAGCGAAGCATGGAGAGCGCTATCGGTGCGCAGGAGCGCGAGGCATACGCTCACCCAGAGATGGTGCAGTTGCTTGAAGGCTTGAAAGCCGCAGTCGAGATTGAAGAGAAGTTGAAGTGGGACATCACAGCCGCTGAGTTGCGCGTGGAAATCTGGCGCACTGAGCAGGCAAATAACAGGGCGGAAGGCAAGGCAACCATATGAGCGAATTAACGCAGGAGAGCCTAGAGGCTATGCTCATAAAAATTCGCAAACACTTGGATGAAACTGGCGACAAAATCAGTTTGATACCAACTCAGTTGATTGTCCGACCGTCAGATTTAGAGGCGCTCGGACTTACTGTTGATGAGATTACAAAAATGATTAAGGAGCAAAGTGCATGAACATCTTCCAGAGGGGTGTCATCTTTGGGCTGGTTTTGTTTGCTGTTATTTTTTATTGCGTGGAGTTTTTATGAAGACCGAAGAGGATGAAGAGTTCGAGCGCATCGAGCGCGAACAAAAGGGGCGCGAAGCGGAGGGCTGGCGCAAGCGTCAAATCCTCACCTTGCGAACCAGTTTTGAGTCCTTCGACGAGTGGGAACACAGCCACCGCCCAGAGCAATATTTTGTCGAGCGCCGCGCATACCTTGCAGGCTTCGAGGCTGGTCGCCGTTACGAGCGCCTGAAGGAATCAAATGACTGACAAGCCTAAGACCTGTCAGGTGTGCCGCCTGCGTCCAGCAGACAAGCAAGTGCGTACCAGCGATGGTCGAAAGATGTGGCGATGCCAGACCTGCCACGATTTAAAAAACCGAGTCGGATTTACTAAGGGAAAACAATGAAAAATTTTGTACAAGGTTTGATTGATGGGCTTGATAAAACCACTGAAGATGGTTTTGCTGAAGCCTTGTTGATTGCTATATCAAACTTAAAAGACCCGCAAGGATTGTTGTTGAACATTCGGCTTGGCGAGGACTACAGCCAGCACATCAACTTTGCGAGACAAATTGCGCGAATGATGTTGCACAAGGGTAACGAATGACCACGCTTAAAGAAAAAAAGCACATGAGCGCCGTGGCTGAATTAGGCTGTGCCGTCTGCCGCAGGATGGGGTACGAGGGTACGCCTGCGGAACTGCATCATCCAAGGCGTTTGGCGGGGGGCTGGGGGCGTTCTAGCAACATGGCGGTCATACCGCTATGCCCAGAGCATCATCGCGGCTCTACGGGGCTTCACGGGCTTGGAACCAAGGGGTTTGAAAAGCACTACGGCTACGACGAGGCTGACCTGCTGAAGGACACCCTCACCCTGCTGGGCATTACGGTTTCCGCGTAGGGCGGTTGCTTTTTTGCAACGTATTAGGGTTTTCCTTAGAAATATTTTTAAAAAAGTTGTTGACCGCGTTTAATTTGCCATTAAACTACAAGCACTGACCAAGCAATACCTGCAAGGCAGTCACAGCGAAGGAAAAGCGAAATGAAATCAAACGACATCCAACTCACCCAAGTTGACGTACTGGGTAACCTCTTGGCTCAAATCAAAGATTTGGAGTCACAGGCTGACGCCATCAAAGATGCCATCAAAGAAGCAGGCGCTGACGGCTTGCTGGCAGTTGACAACGAAGGCGTTCGCCACATCGAAGGCAACCTCTTCCGCGCAACTTACATCGAAACCAATCGCTCCACATTCGACAGCAAGAAGTTCATCGCTAAGTTCGGCGCTGACGTCTATGCCGAGTACACCAAGACTTCCGCTGTGTTCAGCGTTAAGGTCACCAGCCGTTAAACCAACAGCCCCTTCGGGGGCATAACCCAAACGAAAGCGAATCAATTATGAAACACGCAGAAGTTCAATACATTAGCCTTGGCTACAAGTACGAGAAGGCGCAGTCACCTGCGGCTGGGCAAGCCGCCGCGCAGGCTATCAGAACGCTCATGGAGAGCGAAACGATTGAAGACCGAGAGCAAGCCCGTTACCTCATTGAACGCGGTCGCAAAGAAGCAAGGGAGATGGTATGAGTACCGACCACATTGTCACCAGCACAAAGACTGGCAAATTCAAGTGCGAGTTCTGCGGAGCGGAGGAAGAGCCGCCCATCATGCCTGCACCCATCGACGTCATCATCGACGCAATGGATTTTTTTATGGACAAGCACAAAGATTGCAAACCACCACAAGCGGAGGCTGTTATGAGCGAATACATCAAGGGCTTTGACGCTGGCTATGCCTACGTCTTGAACGAGGTTGAGAACTACATCAAGAGCGCCAACAGTCACGACGCGATGGTGCTGGTGCAGTTGCTCGCGCATCTCAAGATGGAAGGCAAACCTCAATGAGATTTGTTGAGTTGTTCGCAGGCATTGGTGGGTTCCGTCTGGGGTTAGAGCAGGCGGGTCACCAGTGCGTGTGGGCAAACGAAATATTAGAAAAACCAAGGAGGATTTATGCAAGAAACTTCGGGCATGAGCCAGACGCAAGAGACATTAGAACTGTTCAGCCTAACGACATCCCAGATGCAGAACTCCTCTGCGGCGGATTCCCGTGCGCGACTTTCAGCGTTGCTGGAAAGCGCTCTGGATTCTCGACAGAAGATACTCGCGGTACTCTCTTTTTTGAAATCTGTCGCGTTCTCAGAGACAAACGAATACCTTATGTTTTCCTTGAAAATGTCAAAGGACTCCTCAACCACGATGGGGGAAGAACCTTTGCTGTCATCATCGCAAGTCTTGATGAATTGGGGTACGACGTTCAATGGGAAGTTGTTAACAGCCAAAATTTCGGAGTCCCGCAAAACAGGGAGCGCGTATTCATTGTCGGACATCTTAGAGGACAACCCAGACCCCAAGTATTTCCTCTCGGAGTCTGCCTTTCAGAAGATGTTCACGAAACAACGCAAGGAGCGTCAAGCGAAGCAAGAGGAGGGGAACCCGAATCAAGCCGACCTATTCTGATGCCCTTCGTCACAGGCAAGGTGATGCAATTCAAGGATGTGTTCCCAACGCTTGATGGTCATTACTGGAAGGGCATTCAAAACAATCAAGGGCGCGGTGCTGTGATGCAGGTGCGCCCAGTGCTAACGCCACACCGTGACACTAAGCGCCAGAACGGGCGTCGAGTCAAAGACCACAACGAGCCAGCGTTCACTCTCACGGCTCAAGACAGGCATGGAGTCATCGTAGGCGAACGCCTGCGCCGCCTGACACCACTGGAGTGCGAGCGCCTGCAAGGGTTACCCGACAACTTCACCAAATATTACGACGACGGTTCATTGGTTAGCGACGCCGAGCGATACGAGCGTTGTGGTCGCACCGTCACTATCCCCGTCATCTACGAAATTGCAAAGAGGTTCCCAACATGAAATCTTGGACTTTTGAATCAAAAGAAATTGCGGAGACATTTGACTCTCATGTGCGTGAGCAATTGCCGTGGTACGACATGGTCACTGATGCAGTTGTTTACATCGCAAGCAACTACATGACAAAAGGTTGCGTCATTACTGAGATTGGCGCATCAACAGGCAACATGACAAAGGCGCTGTTGCCAATATTTGTTGAGCGTGACGGGTGCAATTACCAAGCCATCGAGGTAAGTCCAATGATGTGCGATGTGTTCAACGCAAACATTCAACATCCGCTCGTTAGTTGCTGGGAGTCTGACATCCTTGAACTGGACATCAAGGGCGAAATTGATACATCTCATGTCACTATTTTGTTTTTGACTTTGATGTTCATTCCTGTCGAGGAGCGTGAGCGTTTGATGAAAAGGTTGCGCAAGAATTCGCATAAGGGAGGTTGCATCATTGTGGTTGATAAGGTGTTAGACCACGGCGGTTACTTTGCCACCGTCTTGAAGCGCCTTACCATGCATTTCAAATTAAAACAGGGGGCAAAACCAGAGGATGTGCTGTACAAAGAAATGAGCCTAGCGGGAGTGCAGATACCGATTGACCGAGCAATCTTAGGAAAGAACGCCAAGCAATTTTTTCGTATGGGTGAGTTTGCAGGGTGGGTAATTGAGACTTAGGGAAAGTACCTAGAAAATAATTTGATAAAGTTGTTTACATCGTTTAAGTTGGTGTTATACTAACATCACTGACACAGCAATACCGCATAGTCAGTTATAGCGAAAGAAAAGCGAAATGAAAAAATCTATCAAACTCAAAGACATCCGCGTAGGTCAACTGGTGGTCACCAGCGACAGCCCCGTTGCCCAAGTGCGCACCGTCGAAAGCGTTGAGGGTCTCATGGTCACACTGACTTGGTACGAAGGCACAAACCAGTGCATTCAGGGTGTTGACTACTCTCTGCTGGCTGTGCCAACAGTTGCTCAAATCGAGTTCAGCATCAACAACTACGGTCGTCTTGCTAACATGGAAGACGTCAAAGATGTGGCGTTGTTAATCGGCTAAACCAAAGGGGGCGCAAGCCCCCGCTCAAAAGCGAAAGGAAAGCGAAATGGCATACATAGCAGAAATCGAATCCCGCGTTGCAGGTATCCCCTGCATCATTGGTGTCACGCACTTCGAGAGCGTGCGTGGCTCCTACTCGTACCACGCCGCCAGCGACTGGGACTACCACGGCTACACCGAGGCTGAGTTCGAGGTGTGCGACCGCCGTGGACGCCCAGCCCCTTGGCTGGAGCGCAAACTGTCTGACAAGGACTCCAGCCGCATCGAGTCCGAGATTGCCGAATATTTCAACTAAGGAGAAAACCATGTCCCACTTCGACACCATGAACACCATCGTCAACCAGTTCTTTGACAACCTGCCAAAGTCCTATGTTGCCTACTGCGACTACATCGCTCACACCATTGTGGGGAACCTGAAGGCGAATGACACCGAGCGCCTGCTTGCCAGCGTCAGCCGCCCACAGTACGACCTGACTGAGACTGGCGGCTTTGCCAGCACAAAGAAGACCATCATGGTCGAAGACCGCTTTGGTAAAAAGTACCGCGTGACTGTGGAGGAAGCAAAATGACCAACATGGGCGACCTGATGAATGACATGGAAGCCGAACTGCGCAGGCAGTTTCAGGCTATCACCCCAGAGCAACGCGCAGAGGAAGAGCGCCAACGCCAGATTCAGCGGGACTGGGAGGCGGCACACACCGCGTTTGATACCGAGCCAGAGGACGGTGACGAGTCTGAGTGGGAGGAAGCCAAGTGAGGTCTCTGACCTTCTGCGTGGTGGCTGTGGTGACCACCGTGGTGGTTGCCCATGCTTTGAGTTGGTATCAAACCTACAGGAGCATCCCGCCTGCGCCAACGTGCGAGACCATCCCTGTGGGTCAGCCAGAGTACAGGGAACTCGAAAAGGCTTGCAGGCGCATACGGGTGTAGGTATACTTCGCTTCATGTGAAAGCGACTGTATAGCGAACAGATAGCGTTTCAAAACCGACTCGGTTACTCAAGGGGTTGTGTCCCTCTACCAACACAGGAGACCCGTCACGAGCGGGTCTTCTCATTTGTGCTGAAATGTGGTAAAATCAAGGCTTCGGAGTTCTGTAATTATTCGTAGTGAAGTAGGACAAGCCCGTGCAATTCGGGACAAAGCATCCGAGGGAAGGTGACTCGGAGCCAACACGCATGGGGATTGACCTGCGGCCTTGCCTGAAACAACAGGACAAGCAGGCTCGGTGCATCGGACTTCTAAGCCGAAGCGCACTGGGGACAGTCTCCAGCCGTGTTGGATGTTAAGCCAGCATTCGAGGATGTCAACGCGCAGATTTTTCTGGCTTTCCACTGCGCCGCAGTCGAAGACCGAATCGAGTCCAACAACCCATAGCGTCCCGAAAGCGAATCGTTTACACTGACGACATTCGTTCACTCATGGGGATTACGGGTTATGCCAGAAACCATCAAGAAGGGGGCTAGGAAGCCCGCCAAGACGCCAAAGGCTACAAAGCAAGCCCAAGGTAGCACCACGCCCGCAAAGAAGCCTGTAGCCCCGCAAATACCAAGACCTGCTCATAGACCAGTAGAGTACACAGAAGAGATAGCAGAAGAGGTATGTTGGAGACTCGCTCATGGTGAGTCACTTGTCTCAATCTGTAGTAGCGAACACCTCCCTCACTGCGCGACGATTTACCGATGGTTGATTCGCTTCCCCGTCTTCTGCGAGATGTACGCACGCGCTCGTGAAGACCAAGCCGACACCAACGCCGATGAAATCCTTGCCATCGCTGACGAGAAGCCGCCTGAGTTCAAGGACGATAAGGGGCGCGTTTACCTTGACCAGACATTCATTCAGTGGCAGAAGAACCGCATTGATGCGCGTAAGTGGACAGCCGCCAAACTCAAGCCTCGTAAGTATGGTGACAGGTTCGCCGTCGAGGGCGTGGAGGGTGGAGCCGCCATCAAAACTGAGAACACCAGCGCCGACAAGTTCCTTGAGGTTATCAAGAACATGGAGATGACCAAACGTGCTGGCTGAGTTGCTCGAAGACCCAGAGGTGCAGGCGGAGTTCAACGCCAAGCCAGAGCATGACCGCATTGCGTACATCGCTCACGCCGAATGGATAGCCAGCGCACACAAGTACCAGATACCGCCCCCGCTTGAGCAGGATTGGACGGTCTGGGCGCTGATTGCAGGCAGGGGTGCAGGCAAGTCCCACGCAGGCAGTCAAGCCCTGTGGTGGTGGTGCTGGACACACCCCAACTCCCGTGGGTTGGTGCTGGCTCCCACATCGAATGACATCAAATTCACCTGCTTTGAAGGAAAATCAGGACTGCTCGCAAACATTCCTTCCGAGTTGATAGCGAAGTACAACAAGCAAGACCACGAGATAACGCTGGTCAATGGCTCGTCCATCCGTGGCATCTCTGGCGACTCGTATGAGCGTCTGCGAGGCCCGCAGTTCCACTGGTGCTGGGCTGATGAGTTAGCCGCCTTCCAGTACCTCGGTGAGGGTGAGGCGTGGGACATGATGATGATGGGACTGCGTCTAGGTGACCAGCCCCGCGTCATCGTGACGACGACACCGCGCCCCAAGGACTTGATACTCGACCTGATTGGGCGCGAGGGTGAGGATGTGGTCATCGACCGCGCCAGCACCTATGAGAACGAAGCCAACCTCGCCTCGACCTTCCGCAACCAGTTGGAGCAGTACAAAGGCTCTAAACTGTACGAGCAGGAAGTGCTGGGCAAAATCATCGACCTCGAAGATGGCAAGGTGGTCAACCGCTCCATGTTCAAGATGTTCCCGCATGACCGCCCGTTCCCCAAGTTCGAGTTCATCGTGCAGTCCTACGACTCTGCCTACACGGACAAGACCTACAACGACCCGACCGCGATGACAACGTGGGGCGTGTTCAAGCCAATGGATGGGCCTATGTCCGTCCTACTCCTCGACTGCTGGGCAGAGCATCTGACCTTCCCCAAACTCAAGCCCAAGGTGCTAGACGAGTGGCGGGTGTCCTATGGCGAAGGCAAGGATGCCAAGCGCCCTGACCTCATCCTCATCGAGGCGAAGGCGTCAGGTCTGTCGCTAGTGCAGGAGTTGCAGGCGATGCACTTGCCTGTGCGTGCGTGGAACCCCGGTGGCGCTGACAAGATGACCAGATTGCAGATTACCGCCTCCATCTTCGCTACTGGGCGCGTCTGGCTCCCTGAGTCGTCTGTCCACAAGGGTTATGTCAAGGACTGGGCGGAGGGCTTCCTGTCCCAGATATGCGCCTTCCCTGATGCCGCGCATGACGACTATGTGGACTCAGCCACACAAGCGATTCGGTTATTGAAGGACATGGGTTTCCTCGACATTAACCCAGAGCCTCGTTATGATGACGACGATGACTACGAATATTCCCGCCCGAAGCGGGTCAACCCTTACACGGCGTAAAACATGGGCAAACTCAAAATACTCGGCGATGTTGTAGAGGGCGGTCTCAGCCTGATGCGCGGTGCATCCAAAGCGGATGAGGCGGCAAAGGAGTTGACTGCGGCAGAACGTGCGGCGGCAGGTCGCAAGGCGGCTGAACTCATCAAGTCCCAACCGCAGGTCAAGGCGTCCGAGGCTCTTGGACAACTCAAGGAGAAGGGCTTCAAGCGGACGACCACCACGCAGGCTGACCGCACCCGTGTGGGTGGCGGCAACATCGGTGGCGCACCATTCCCAGCCATCAGCGAAGCCGACCCAGCGTACAAGGGCAAGGTGTGGGGCGTGATGGATGAAGGCACAGCCGCCCGCCTCAAGAACCTGACGACACCTGAGACCGCGTGGACGACCATGCTCGGTTCCGCCAACCAACTCAAAACCAACCCCATCGTGTTTGACAAACTCAAGCGTGGGTTCATTGACTCTATGAAGCAGGGCAACCTGTCTGACGAACTGGCTGGCAAAATTAACCACAACCTTGAACTGACGTTTGGGGCTGGCGCTGACATCCGTGACCCCAAGATATGGCGACAGGCTGACACCTTTGAGAAGCGTGCGGCACTGGCTGATGTGATGATGGGACAGGGAACCGCGCCCAGTAAGGGTGGCGTTGCCATTGGTGGCGAGAAGAGCGGCAAAGGCGTCATCTTCAAGCCGACGGAAATCCTCAAGCGCGAGACTGAGCCGTACCTACTCCACACAGAGCATGGCGGTGATGTCCCCACTTTTGCGGCTGGCCCGCGTTTGTTCAGGCTCGACAAGGAGTCGGTGTATGACCCGTCACTGCATCCGGGCTTTCCCACCCTCATCACGGGCGAAGACCTGAAGGTGAACATGATTCCGACACCGACCGAGGTGTACCTGCGCGACTGGCATACTAAGTTCAAGAAGGACAACCCAGAGCGCAAAGCGCCGGGCTACTATGACCTCGCGCTAGGCGTGAAGGGCGAAGGTCTGCCCAGCCAAGAGTTGACCGACGAGTACATCCGCCACCTGATTCGCGAAGGCTTCAAGAAGGGCGGAGCGGTCGAGGACTTCGACTCCAAGGTAGACAAGTTGATTGAGAAGCATCACTTCGACTCCCACATCGACAGCAAGATTGAACAACACTTTGCCAAGGGCGGTATGCCCAAGTTGGAGCGCACCACATTGCGCATGGGCAAAGGCGGACTGCTAGGCAAGGGAGCCAAGGCTCTGGCTGAAGCAATGAAAGCGTCAGAAGCCCAAAAAGACTTACGCGTATATCACGGCAGTCCACATCGCATGGCTCCTGTTCCAGAAAACCCGTTAGGCAAATTTGACTCAAGCAAGATGGGGACGGGAGAGGGCGGAGCCACCTATGGCGTTGGGCATTATTTGGCTCAAGCCAAGCCAGTGGCAAAAACATACCAGCCACGGTCGCCGTTACATGAGGAGAAATTGCTTAAAGAGTATAAAAAAGCGGAAGCAAAGCAAGACTACGCAAAGATGGAAGTTCTAGAAGATGCAATGATGCATAGTTCGCCCAGTGAGATTGTTGCAAAGTTCTCCAACGTCGAGGACGGCTACACACCAGAACACGTTAAAGCGGCAAGTGAATTTGCAAAGTGGTCTGAAAAGAACAAACCAGAAGTTGGCGGCTTGTATCATGTTGATTTGCCTAAAGAGCATATTGCCAACATGATTGATTATGACAAGCCAATCAATCAGCAATCTAACCAAGTGAAAGCGTTGCTTGAAAAGGCTGGCATCAATTCAGAGTCATCCGCAAACGCGGGGGAAATGATTTACGGTCAAGAGCGCCATTTAGCAAAACACGGCATCCCCGGCGTGAAGTATTACGATGAAGGAAGTAGGCATCTGACAGGATGGGAAGTTGGCAAGAGCGGCAACAACACATGGATGCTGAAAAACCATCAATTGTCCCCAAATCAGTGGAAAGAGTTTCCAACCGAAGAGGAGGCAAGAGCCGCATACTCCGCCATCCCAGATACAGGAACCCGTAATTTTGTAGTGTTCCCCGGTTTTGAGGACATAGCCAAAATAGTTGAAAGAGAAAAAAATGGCGGAGTTATCCTCAAGCACAAGACTCTACGCAATCGAAGCGCAACCCAATCACAACCGAATGGGTTTAAAGATGGCGGAAAGCCAGAGGCTACCGTGCAGGCAACGCCCCGCAAGAAGGGCTATGGCACAGCGTCAGACGTACTCAAGGGGGTGCATGAGTTTGTGTCTAAGCCTTTTGGTTACGACAACCCACCCGCTGAGATGCTGTCGGACTTTATTGGCATCCCTGCCGCATCCCGCGTGCTGGACAAGTTGAGTTACGGCGAGCCAATCACCAACTACGGCAAGGCGAACGTGCCTTTCATGCAGGACGACACCTTTGATGCATTCGGTCTAGGGCTAGGCGCACTGGGTTCCGCAAGCAAGTTGGCAAAGCCACTAGCCAAGGCGGCAAAGAAGTTGCCCAAGGACTTGCCTGTCGGTCTGAGCATCAAGGCGGTGGACGGCATCCCAACTGGTGCGCCCAAGTTGAAAGTCAAACCACCAAGCGACAACGTGGCAAATGTCCGCGACGCAAACTTCAAGTACCCCAAAACCATTGGCAACCAGACGTTGAAGATTGATGAGGTGTCTGGCGGCGTAAGGTCAACAGACCCCCATGAGCGTAAGCGGGTCAAGGAACTGGCAGAGCAGATGTCCAGCCCAGACGGCTACATCAGCCGCATCATTGTTGACCACAACAACAACGTCATTGAAGGACAGCACAGGCTTGAGGCGTTGCGTCAACTTGGTGTTGAGGATGTGCCTGTTTACAAGATTGAAGACTTGGCTGACACCCTGCCCGTATCTAAAATGGAAGAGGCAATGCGGGCGTCTGGTGGCATTCACCCAGACCACGTTAACCAACTGATGAAACACGCCCTTGACGACATCTCCCAAGACGGAATAGAAGGCGCTCGTCAGATGGACTATGGCAAGTTCCAAAAATACTACGATGCCGCATTGAACGCCGCCAGTCCTGAAGTAGCAAAAGCCAAGGGCGGCTTTATCCTAAAACACCACACCTTGCGCAACCGCAGGGTTAACCAACGAGTGAGATAAACATGGCAACACAAATGCCCAATGACCCAGAGTTCAACCGCTTCATTGACGGTCTCAAAATGAATGAGGACGGTAGCGCGGAGGTGGATTTGTTGCCCGGTGAGGAGCCAGAGGTCGAAGAACTCCCTGACGGTTCCGCTGTCGTGAACATGGGCGACTTCAAAGGGCCGATGGACGACGAGGACTTCTACGGCAACTTGGCTGAAGACGTCATTGACATCTACGACCTAGAGAAGATGGGGATGCGTTACCTCGACCTGATTGACAACGACCGCGAGGCGCGTTCTAAGCGGGACAAGCAGTACGAGGAAGGTTTGCGCAGGACGGGGATGGGGGATGACGCACCGGGCGGCGCTCAGTTCCTCGGAGCCTCCAAGGTTGTCCACCCCATGATGGCTGAAGCCTGCGTGGACTTTGCCGCTCGCGCCATCAAGGAGATGTTCCCACCAGATGGGCCTGCCAAGACAAAGATTCTTGGCGAGGTGACGGACGAGAAGACTGAGGTTGCCGAGCGCAAGCGCGACTACATCAACTGGCAGTTGACTGAGCAGATTGAAGAGTTCCGCGACGAGCAGGAGCAGTTGCTCACGCAGTTGCCACTGGGTGGTTCGCAGTTCATGAAGTTGTGGTTTGACGAGAAGAAGAAGCGCCCCTGCGCTGAGTTTGTTGCGATTGACAACATCCTCCTGCCATTTGCCGCCGCCAACTTCTACACCGCCCAGCGCGTGACAGAACAGCAAGACATCACTGAGTATGAGTTCCGCCAGCGCATTGACCGTGGCTTGTACCGCGACATCGACTTCATTCGCGCTACCTCTGAGCCAGACCAAACCAAGGCTGAGAAGGCAAACGCCAAGATTGAAGGCAAGCAGTACGAAACCAACGAAGACGGTTTGCGCCGCATCTACCACATCTACACTTGGCTGGAGTTGGATGATGACCCTGTTACCAAGGGCGAGAGCGCTCCTTACGTCCTGATGATTGACGAGTTGGAGCATAAGGTCATCGGTTTGTATCGCAACTGGGAAGAGGGCGACGACACGATGACCAAGTTGGATTGGCTCATCGAGTTCAAATTCATCCCTTGGCGCGGCGCTTATGCCATCGGGCTACCTCACCTCATCGGAGGTCTCTCCGCCGCCACTACGGGCGCTTTGCGTGCCTTGATGGACACCGCTCATGTCAACAACTCGCTCACCATGCTGAAGTTGAAGGGCGCAAAGGTTTCAGGTCAGTCCGACCAAATTGAAATTACGCAGGTGACGGAGATTGAAGGCGGCATTGGTGTGGACGACATCCGCAAGATTGCGATGCCCATGCCATTCAACCCACCCTCGCCAGTGCTGTTCCAGTTGCTAGGCTGGTTGACGGACGCCGCCAAAGGCGTGGTCACCACGGCAGAAGAGAAGATTGCCGACGCCAAGAGCAATATGCCAGTGGGTACGACTCAAGCGCTCATCGAGCAAGGTGCTGTCGTGTTCTCCGCCATTCACTCGCGCTTGCATGACAGCCAGCGCCGCGTGTTGCAGGTGCTTGGACGCATCAACCGCTGGTACTTGGATGACCAACGCCGTGGCGACATCGTGGCTGACCTGCCTATTAAGCGCGAAGACTTCCGCCGCAACAGCGACGTAGTACCTGTCAGCGACCCGCACATCTTCTCTGAGACACAGCGTATCAGCCAGATGCAGTCGGTCATGCAGTTGTCTGCACAGTTCCCTGCCATCTTTGACCAGCGTGCTGTGGTGAGCCGTATGCTCAAGCAGTTGAAGGTTCCAAACGTCAACGAGTTGATGCCAAACACTGGCAAGCCTGCTGAGTTGAACGCCGCAGACGAGAACAGCGCAATGGCTTTGGGACGCCCAGCGTTCGCGTACCCACGCCAAGACCAACTTGCGCACATCCAAGCGCACTTGAACTTTGCGATTGACCCCATGCTTGGCTCCAACAAGTTGATTGCGCCTAAATTCATACCGCAGGCGATGGAACACATCAAGCAACACATGATGCTTTGGTACACCAACCAGATGCAGACCTACGTCACAGCAGGGACGGACATCAAGATTGGCAAGTACGAAGAGAGCAAACTTGCATCAGAGATTGACAAGGCTATTGCGGTGGCGTCTGACCACGTTAAGTTGGACACCCAGCAGGTGTTCTCTGGCGTTGTGCAGGCGTTGGAGCAACTCGGTCAGGTCATGCAACAGTTCAAACCACCAGCACCGCCTATGGAAGGCGACGCGCAGGCTGTGTTGCAGGCTTCTATGGCAGAGACTCAGCGCCGTACAGCCGCAGACCAAGCGCGTTTGGCATTCGACCAACAGAAGTTTGCCGCCGAACAGGCAGACAAGGACAAGGAATTGCAAGTCAAGGTGGCTATGAACGCCGAAGACAACCTCACAGAGGAGCGCATCAAAACAGCAGAGTTGACTTTAGACGAAGTCAAACTGCGTAAGGAGCAGGAAGAAACTGCAATCAAACTCAACCAAGCAACTCAACGCAACTTAGGAGCATGAAATGGACAAAGAAGTTAAAGAACTGCAATCAGAACAAGTACGTCAGAAGACCCGCATGGCGGCTGGCGCTTGGCTTTGTGGCGAATCATTAAAAGAGGACTCAAAAGCGACCATGCCAGAGGCTAACAGCGACCACGGGAATTTCTCCCAAACCAAGGGCGTGGACAAGTCCAACGCATGAAGGTTCTATCCGACTTCATAAGCGCTGTAAAAGCGCGTCAGGCAGAGATTGCAAAGGGGTTGGCGCATGGAAATGCGTCTGACTTCAATGCATACCAACGCTTGGTCGGAGAAAACCTCGGACTTGAACAGTCCCTTGAGATTCTTAACCACCTTTTGAAAGAAGATGAAGATGACAGATAGCACGGTAGCGGGTAATGCCGCTGATTTAGAGGAAGCATTTCCTCTTGTAGACCCCGGTGCGATACCCCTTGGTGCGCGTGTACTTGTTCAGTTGCGCAAAGCCAAGAAACGAATGACTCAATCTGGGATTATTTTGCCCGAAGAGACTCGCGACACCGAACGGGCGCAAAACCCCGTTGCCAAGGTGATTGCGTTTGGCCCATTAGCGTTCAAAAAACGCGACACGATGGAGCCTTGGGTCGAGGGTATTTGGTGCGAAGTGGGAGACTTCCTGCGCGTACCCAAATGGACTGGCGACCGCTGGCAAGTTCCGCACGGTGACGACGAAAACGTCGAATTCATGGTGCTGAATGACCACGAAGTGATTGCCAAAATTACAGGAAATCCACTTGAAGTGAGGGCATTCATATGAGTACCGAACAAGAACAAGAAGTTATTGTCATTCAGGAAGAGAAAGACGGCTCGGCGACCATTGAGTTGCCTGATAGCATCCCATCTCCTGAACCACAACACGATGATGATTCCGATGAAGCGGATGAACGCGCCCGACAGAAGGAAATGGTCGTCGGTGGAGCGGTAGATGCGGACGCAGAAGCCCTGCGCGAGCAAAAACGCCTCAAGCGCCAGCGCCGCAAGGAGTATCACAAGCAGGTTTCCTCTGAAAAGGACGTCAAACTGACCCTTTTGGAGCGACAAAACCAACAATTGCTTGAGCGGTTGTCTGTTTTGGAGAAAAAGAGCCACGGTTCGGACATCGCACGCCTGAATAAGGCAATCGAAGACCAAAACACGCGCATTTTGTTCGCCAAACAGAAAATCCAAGAAGCAACAGCGACTGGTAATGGTGAATTGCTCACTTCCGCACAGGAAATGTGGTTTGAAGCCCGCCGCCAGTCAGAGGCTTTGGAGAATTTGAAGAAACGCTCGGTTGCACCACAGCGCCAGCGCACTATTCAGGCTCCAGACCCACAATTGCAACGCCATGCAAGTAACTGGATGTCAAATAACCCTTGGTATGACCCAAGTGGTCGTGACCCAGATAGTCGCCGTGCTTTAAACGAGGATGCAATCCTTGCTGAAGAGGGTTATGACCCCAAAACTGCCGAGTATTGGGAAGAACTTGACAGACGCTTGCAAAGAGTAGTACCTCACAGGTATACTGAAGATGCAGACGAGAGACCACGCTCTAGACCGCGAAATGCAGTGACGAGTTCAGGCCGCGAATTTGCATCAAATAATGGCAGAGGTAATTCTTTTACTCTCTCTCCTGACCAAGTCAGGGCTATGAAAGATGCAGGTATGTGGGATGACGCTGAGAAACGAGCCAAGATGATTCGACGCTACGCCTTAGAAGCCAAGCAAACTAACAGTTATAGGGGTTAAAAATGGATTCTCGTTTAAAGAAAAATTTGAATGCTGGAGACCGCGAAAATCGCGGCAGTCGCGACACGATTCGCGAGGCTCCAGAAGACAAAATGGCATCGTCGGATGAACGTCGCAAGATGTGGAAAGACGAATGGGTACAAAGTGCGTTGCCCGCTGTTCCTGATATGAAGGGATGGCACGTTTGCTGGTTATCTACAACCAACAGTTACGACAGCATCGACAAGCGGATTCGGTTAGGGTACGTTCCCGTGAAAGCGGATGAGATACCTGAAATGCGAAATAACCGCGTAAAGGCTGGAGAACATGAAGGTTATATCTCGTGTAATGAGATGCTTCTGTACAAAATCCCTATGGATATGTACCAAGAGGTAATGGCTCATTTTCACCATGATGCACCGCTTGATGAAGCGAACAAAATTCGACTTCAAGCAGAGCAAAATGTTGGACGAGATAGTCGAGGCAGAAGCCTCGGTCAGATTGAAGGCGAAGGGCTTAACGACATTGACAAACCGATTCCTGCTCCGCATTTTGCTGGGTAGGGCTTTTAACGAAACAAAGGAGAAAGACTATGTCTTCAACCAATGCTCCGTTTGGTATGCGCCCCTCGTTCCATCCTACGGGTTTGGACAGAGCGGTTGCTTTGCCTAACGGTATTGCCTCTGGTTACAGTTCTGGCATTTTAAAAGGTCAGCCTGTAGCCCTCAACACTAGCGGCAACATCATCGCCGCTACTGCTGGTAGCGCCTACCAAGGTGCTTTCGCTGGTCAAGAATACACCGACCTCACTGGTCGTCGTATTGTGAGCAACCAATGGATTGCATCTACTGCATACCAAACTGGTTCTCAAGTGACTTACTACTACTCTGACCCTAATATCGTTTACGACATTCAGGCAGATGGCAGTCTGGCACAGACCTCTATCGGAGACCAAGCAAACTTTACAAACATCACTGCTGGTTCAACAACCACAGGTTTGTCTCAATGCACAATCTCTACTTCGTTGGCAGGTTCTAGTGCAGTTGGTGATATGCGTATCATCGGCTTGACTCCTGCCGTTGACAACGCTTGGGGCGATGCTTACACAGTTGTGCAAGTACAAGTCTCTCGCAGTCAATACGTCGCAACCATTAACGCCATCTAAGGAGTCCAATCATGGCCGCACCAATGCGCAGTACGGACTTTAGAAGTATTGTTGAACCTATCCTCAACGAATGCTTCGATGGAGTCTATGACCAACGTACCGATGAATGGTCACGGGTTTTCCGTGAGCAAGAAGGTATTCCCCGTAACTACCACGAAGAACCAGTCCTTTATGGATTTGGAGCCGCGCCTCAACTGCCTGACGGAACTCCTGTTTCGTATCAGCAGGGTGGTGTTCTCTTCTTGCAACGCTATGTGTACAACGTGTATGGCCTCGCCTTCGCATTGACCAAAGTGTTGGTTGAAGATGGTGACCATATCCGCATCGGTCAGGTTTACGCTCGTCACTTGGCTCAGTCTTTGATTGAGACCAAAGAGACATTGAGCGCAAACGTGTTGAACCGTGCGTTCAACTCTTCGTACCCCGGCGGTGACGGTGTTGCTTTGAACAGCGCATCACACCCCATCGTGAATGGTACTTTCAGCAACTTGCTGTCCACTGCGGCTAACTTGAGCCAGACATCTCTCGAACAGATGCTGATTCAAATCCGTCAGGCTGTGGACAACAACGGCAAGAAGATTCGCCTTGTGCCTCGTCAATTGATTGTGGCCCCCGGCAACGTCTTCCAAGCCGAAGTGTTGTTGAAGTCAGTTCTCCGCGCTGGTACAGGCAACAACGACGTCAACCCCATCAAATCTATTGGTTTGCTGGACGAGGGCGCGGCTGTGTTGTCTCGTTTGACTTCATCTACCGCATGGTGGGTGCAGACTGATGCTCCAGAAGGCATGAAGTTGCTGATGCGTCGCAAACTCGAAAAGACTATGGAAGGTGATTTCGAGACCGACTCTATGCGCTACAAGGCTACTGAGCGTTACCAAGTGGGCTTCACTGACCCACGCGCCGTGTACGGCACACCCGGCGTCTAACCCACGCCACAGGGGGTTGGGATAAAACCCAGCCCCTTTTTTCGTTAACTGTATTTGTCAAACTTTTCAAGGAGCAGACAAAATGCCTCAATATTCTGATGACCTATTTTTAGGCTCGGCCCAAACCTACATGGGTACGGGTCTGCGCAACTACTCCACCACCGCAACTGGCGGCACTGGTGGTTCTTCCTCTACAACTCTGACAGTGACTGCTGTGGGCTTTGGCGCACCAATCGTTGTTGGTATGTTTGTCGACGGCACTAGCGTGACCGATGGCACTTACATCACTGCCCTTGGCACTGGTACTGGTGGCGCTGGCACTTATACGCTAAACCAAGCAATCAACATTGCAAACGGTACTGCGTTGACTTTGCATGACTTAGAGCCTTTCGACAATCCCGCTCCAATGAGCATTGGTGTTGGCCCATTGGGTCGCATTTATGTGTGGGATGTGGTTCCTCAAGCCGCCGTGGCAAACAACATTGCCGCTTCGCAAACTCCCGCCGCCGCTGGCGCATTGACGCTGACTGCTGGCACTTCTGTGAAGTCAGTCACCACAGCCGCTGGTGTTTCTGCTTTGTCTCTTGATATGCCTCGCGGCGTCAGCGTGACAACTGCAACTGCCGCTGTTGCTACTTTGTCAAGCGTGGCTGTGACTGGTACTGCTGGTCAGATTTCCTATACCTCTCAATCAGGTTTAGTAACTGGTCAGCGCGTGACTGTGACAGGTACATTGAGTGGTAGTGCAACCATCACTGGTTACAGCACCCCAACAACCTACATCTTGACCGCTGTAACAGCAACTACTGCAACCCTGACTACTACAGCAGGCGCGGCAGTTGTGACCACCGCAGGTACAACAACTGGTTTGACTTTCACTTTGGGCGTGGCTCCTGTGACTGTTACCGTTTCTGGTTTTGACGTTTACGGTCAATCCATGAGCGAAGCAATCACTTCTAGCGCCGCTGTAAGCACTGCTGTGAACGGTTTGAAAGCCTTTTACCTTGTGACCTCTGTGAGCGTGAGTGGCGCTACTGGTACTGCTCTGACTGTTGGCACAACCAACGTGTTGGGTATCCCAGTTCGCGTGGCTAACGTGGCTTATGTGGCAAGCGTGAAGTCCAACAACACATTGGCGCAAGACGCTGGTACGTTTGTGGCGGCTGACACTAATACCGCTACAACCACCACTGGTGACGTTCGCGGTACATACACCCCTGCTACTGCGTCGAACGGTATCGTTCGCACCGTGATGGGAATCTTGTTGCCAGCCATCGCTGTCGGCCCTAACGCTACTCGCGTTGGCGCTCTCGGCGTAACTCAAGCCTAAAGGAGAGTGACATGGGACAATTTAAACCAATGGTCAAGATGGAGACCACTGAGCCTACAGTTGAGTTAAAACTCAAAAAAGGCGGTCATGTAAACATGAAAAAAGGCGGCAAAGCCGAGGCTGGTCACAAAAAGATGGCTGGCGGCGGTGGCGCGATGGCGGCATTGGCTGGTACGCCCGCTTTGATTGGTCGCCCTGCTGTTAACGCACCCGTGCAAAGCCCCGGTAAGCCTTCGATGGCGGCTCGTCGCAAGGCAATGATGGCAAAACCTGCCGTCACGCCTTCTGGCCCCTCTATGGCTCCTCCTCCGATGAAAAAAGGCGGTAAGGCTGAAGGCGGCAAGTCCGACATGGCGCAAGACAAAGCCATGATTAAGAAAGCCTTCAAGCAACACGATATGCAAGAGCATAAGGGTGACAAAGGCACTTCTTTGAAGTTGAAGAAGGGCGGCAAGATGGCTACTGGCGGCGTGACCAACGGTCAAGGCGGCTACAAAAAAGGCGGCAACGTCATGAAGTTTGCCAAGGGCGGCGTTGCTGGTGATGGCATCATCAACACCGAAGGTCAAGGCGGCGCATATCGCGACACCATGATGCATACAGCCAAGCCAGACCACTCCCCAGCCAAAACTGGCGGCGTGAAGAACGGCAACGGCGGTGGCTACAAAACTGGTGGCGTTACCAAGTCCAACGCGGGTGGCTACAAAATGGGGGGCAAAACCTCAAAAAAAGCCTACGCGACGGGGGGAACTGTTAATTCAGGTCGCGCCGTCGCCATGCCGCAAGGCAATAAACCCGTCCCCTCATCTGTAAAAATCAGCCAATTGGCTGGCACTTACAAGAATGGCGGTCGCGCAACCCCTGCGGAAGCACGCTTGTTGAAAAACAACGCCGCAGAGAACGCCTCCGCCATGCGTGATGCCAAGATGGACAGCAACCTGAAATATGGTTCTCCCAAGCGCATGAAAGAGGGAGGCACTACGGATATGTCCAAAGGTGCTTACGACAAAACTGGAAAGTACAACCGTGAACTTGAGGAAGCAATGAATCCTCTGAGTATGGTGAAGGAACTTGCTGGTAAAGCAAGAGACTACTTCATGCCAAAAGGTTCCGAGAGTGTGACCAAGACCAAAGAGTCTGTAACTGTCACACCAGCAGGAAAGAAACGCGGCGGACGCGCTTGTTGAAAACGAGTGGGGGCTTCGGCTCCCACTTTTAATTGGAGAGAAATATGGCTGATGCAGTCGCAAGTCAAACGCTCATGGACGGTGAGCGCGTTGCAATTATGAAATTCACAAACACCAGTGATGGCACTGGCGAGACAAATGTTGTCAAAGTCAATCCTGCGTCGCTGAATCCGTCTGCGGCGGGTGGCGCTTGCGACCGTGTGACCATTACAAAAATCACTGGCCTGACCCATGGCATGGAAGTGCAAATGAAGTGGAAA